CAGTGTAGTTGCCGGACAGACCGTGCAGTTCTCAGGTTCGCCGGGGGCGAACTTTGAGGAAGTGGCCGACGCTGCTGGTAATCCGATGCGCTCTACCCACGTTGCTCCCAAGGCGACGAGTAGCCAACAACCATCGGGAAGTTCAGCCAAGTCGAAAAAGAAGGAGTAAGACATGGCTAATTTATATCCCGGCAGTCAGACTATCATCTATACGCAGATCGAGTCCACGTATGGCACCCCTCGACATCCTTCTGGTGGTAGGTCGATGTATACCATCACTGAGAGCCTTGAGGGTGCTGAAGAGCGTGAGCTTCGTCCTGATCGATCTGGAAATGCAGACCATCAGTCGCGTTACATTGGTAGGAAGTCTGCGTCATGGGAGATCACCAAGCTAGTATTGCCTAACGGCACTGCTGGCACACAACCGGATGATTGTCATCTCTGGGAAGTTGGCTTTGGTGCTGCGTCTGTCGGAGGTACGGCAGTCGAGTATCAGTTGGCAACCTTGCCCTCCACCTCACTCACAATTCGCAGAGGTGTCAGGGCAGGTGAAGGCGCAGCCGGTTCGTCTGATTTTCAGGATCATGTAATTGGAGCCATCTGCAACCGCGTTGAAGTAACATGGGGGCAGCAGGGCAACAATGGTCTAGCACAGGTCGTGTTTGCTGGTGAGTCCAAGGAGTACGGGCACACAGGTAATACTTCGATCAAGGTCACAGGTGCCGGTGAAACTATCGGTGCTGGTACGACCGGCGTTTCTCTGGATCAGGTTCTCGCCGTTTCCCCGCACTCTGCCATTCTCATCGGTGGGGACACGGGTGGTGGTTCTGGAATCCTCGTTGACACTGCCAACTACACCAGTGGTCGCATTTCGTGGAGTGAGACTCTTGATGGAACTTTATCTCACGGTGATGTGGTCAAACCGTACAACCCCACAGCCTCTACCTCTGGCTCTCCGATTCATGCTCGCATTGGACAGTTGAGCATTGACGGTGGTTCGACCACCATCAAGCACATGGGTGGCCGCGTGACGATGGAAGACAATCGTACGCTGCTGAACGAGGAGGTGGGTTCTGACTCTGCTACACAGGTTCTCAGGACTGATCGCCGTAACACGACCTTCGCTCTGGACTTTATCATGAAGGCAGACGAGACGTGGTTGCTGGGTGACGTTCGTCGGAACCAGCAGAAGAACATCGAAATCATCATCGGTGATGTTGTCGGTGAGCGTCTCATGCTCACACTGCCGGTGGCTGAGTTTGACTTTACTCCTGCTGAAATCCCCGAGCAGGAAGTCGCTCGTATCTCTCTAGAAGGCCGAGGTCTCCAGAATCTTGGGAACGACTCAGTAAAGGCGAAGTTTTTCTAAACCTTATAAGGTGAGGTTCACCATGGCTTTGAAGTTTAGCAGTTCAAGACGATATGCTCCAGAGTATGAGGGTAATCGAGATCTCTCAGAAGACGAGCAGATTTCGGTTACCCTCAATCGTCTTACGGTTCGGGACATGTTTGCCGTCCAGAAGCGTATCCGTGAGAGCAAGAAGGTAGGGCAGGGAACTAAGGGCGCTGACGAAGAGACCGTAGAGCTTGACATGAATGATCCAGAGATCATCGAGGAGTTCTGGGATCTCGTGGAGGAATTGCTTGTCAAGTACACCAATAGTTGGAAGGGTGTAGAGAATGAAGCTCAAACAGTCGAAGACACACAGGGTGTGATCGATCTGTGTGGCCCAGAGAACATGCCGTTGATGGTCGAGGTGTTCAATGAGCTTCTCGGATTCTCGCAGGGGAATGAGGATCTGGCAAAAAACTCGACACCGGACTCAGAGCCAGAGAGCTTGGAGTCCGGTTCGACTGTCGAAGCTGCATCGACAACGGGCAACAACGGGAGAGAAATTGCGGGGGCACCTATGTCACCGGAGATGGAGACTTCCCAGTCCTCCACCATCTCGGAGGCAACACCTTCGTAAATGAGTGCCCTACATCCCTTGTCTCCTTAGAGACATGGGAGTTTATAGATCTGTTTTGGATGTGCCACACGAGAACGGCAGGGATGTCAGGTTCAGTAGTGCAATTGATAGGACTTCCAGATCCCGGTGCAGTGGGAGATCAAGACAATTTGATCATGGAAGTGTTCGGAATTATTTCGATGGCATTTGCTCTACTGCAAGCTGAACTTGAGACAGAGCGAAGAGGTTCTCATAAAGGATAAGTCGTGGCTGACGAACAGGTAGATGTAGACATAAGAGGTGAAGACAACCTCTCTGCCCCGGCAGACAAGGCCAGCAAGGGAGTTGCTCGTCTTAACAAGAACATCGTTAGGACAAATCGAACTGCTAAGGGGTTGGTCACTGGATTCGCTCGACTCGCACAGGGAACGGCACAGTTCACTGCGGGTATGAAGGTGATGTCTGGAGGCTTGTCAGGCTCCATTGCAGGTATGACCAGTCTGTCCAACGGTCTCAAGAACATGGCGCGTGGACTCACTACTGCGCTTGGAGTGTCTGGCAAGTTTGCCACTGCCTTTATTGGCCTCGCGTCCGGTGCTGCCGTCGTAGCTGTTGCAGTTGGAGGCGTAACGGCAGCATTTGTCGCATTGGGCAAATCTGCTCTTCGGGTCGGCTCCTTCATGGAACAGGCCAGAATATCTCTAACAACCTTCACAGGCTCTCAAGAAAAAGCCACGAAGGCCATGGGAACCTTCAGAGAGTTTGCCAGAACTACACCATTCGCTCTTCCTGAAATTGTCTCCGCAGGTAAGTCCCTACTGGCATATCAGTTTCGCCTGAGCGATGTCGAAGGCGTCTTGAGGGATGCCGGTGATGCCGCAGCAGGAACAGGGAGAGGTCTCGGAGAAGTCACCAGAGCCTTTGGACGTCTGAAGGGTGGAGACTTCGGAGAAGCCTTTGAGCGTTTCCGTGACTTCGGTATCGACCTTCGGTCACTACGCCCAGAATTATTCTCCACCGGGAGACAATTTTCAGGCACAGCCGATGAAGCCATTGCTGCGATTCGCTTGGTGATCCAAGAAGGTCATGGAGAATTCAAGGGATTCGGTGGTCTGATGTCCGAACTTGCCACATCATGGCAGGGCATCATGTCCATGCTGAGTGATGCATGGTTCAACTTCCTCAATGCTATCGCTGAAGCTGGAATCTTTGAAGATCTCAAGAAGAGGGCTTCCAGCTTCCTCGATGAGGTCAACAAGCTCTTTGAGACTGGCAAAGTGCAGAAGTGGGCCAATGCCGTCAGTCAGGGATTGGAAATCTTGTTGGATGGCTTCGACAAGATCATGCCGGGAAGTGAAACGGCAGAGGGTGTTCTGGAGTTCTTCTTCACCTTCGGTAATACCACGCTTCAGGTCGTCGGGCGCGTAATAGAGGCAATCGGATTGATCCCTCTGATGTGGGACGTTGTAACGATGACTCTCAAGGGAGTCACTGAATCGACTCTCGATCTTGGGAATGTAGATTTCTTGACCCCCTTCTGGAATACCTTGAAAGGGATGCTCAAGGCTTTCTACTACTTCAACAAGCTGATAACAGATCTGCTTTACGGATTGTTCTCTGCAATTGTCGGTCCCATCTTGGCTATCATCTTCAAGGTGGCAGAGAACACATATGCCTACATCAAAAAGTATATCATCAATCCAGTGCGCAAAGGCGTAGGGTCGATGATTCGAAGCATTTCATCTGTGGTGAGTAAGCTGGCTCCCACCTTTGGTGCTGTTCTGGATAAAATTGGAGCCGACATCGCAGATGTTCCCAATTTGACTGTGGTTCCAGATGGACTGCTGAATGGCACATGGACAGCAGCAGTAGATGAATTCAATAGAGCGACAGGCGAAGCAGGGAGAGCTATGAACGAGGATCTAGCACAGATCTTCGATGGGCTTGTTATAACTCCTGTCAAAGAAGCTGTCGGCGTCTTGGAGCAGATGTCCGATCAGGCAAAAGACCCAGAAGCCAAACTGGCCTTTGATAAGCTCAAAGAATCTCTCAATGCAATTCTGCGGCCTCTGGAAGCAATCAAAACAGAGGGACCGGAAGCATTTCAAGAGACGTGGAACGCCTCTCGCAAGACGGCAACATTGCATACTGTGTGGTGGAGAAGGGCTTGGAGATCATTCAAGACTGGATTCAGGTCGGGACTTTCCGAATTCAGAGAAGATCTGGGAACCACGCAGACAGCTATCTCCGATGCTACTGTAGGCATGTTGGAAAGCTTCCAAGGTGGGCTGAATGAAAGCATTGGCACTCTTCTCTTCGGGGGTGGTGAAGGCGATTTCAAGCGTGGCATCACAGCACTGGAGAAGGCTCGTGACGCTGCTAGGATCATAGCGCAGGACGTGTATGACAATCAGCAAGCAGCACTGACTGAAGGCCAGAACAATAGGGTCAACCCGTTCTTTGAGACGGCACTTGATCAGGATATTGGCGACAACATGAAAGCCAAGATCAGGGAGCTTCAGGCTGAATTTGCTGGACTTGGCGTCGGGGGTGGCACGAACAAGACCGAGCTTGTCGATTCTTTCAACAAGGTCATTGACCAGTTGGGTAAAAGCACTGGAATCACTGGCCGGCTACGTCGGGCTGGGGCGCAGATGAAAACTGCGATCACTGACGGGTTTCAAGAGAATACCACCAACTTCGTTGTCCAACATCTTATGATGATGGTAACCGATGGTGAAAATTGGTCTGGAGTATGGAAGGCTGCTCAGACTCTCAGCAACAAGCTCTTCGGAACTGAATTCGGACTTCGGTCTGGAGAAGGTCCAGCAAGAGAGGCAATAGGGACATTTGAGACTGCCCTGACTAGAGTAGGACAGGGCTTCTCCCTCGAGGCCAGCACAGGGGCTGGTGGGCAAAGTGTTTTTTTCGGGATGGAGGGTGAGCTTACTGCTCTGGCGGGAAAGGTTGATAATTTCTCTAGAGATAAGTCTGGCGTTGTTGCCGGGGCACTCACTGATGGTATCGACACACTTCCTATCGTAGGACTGGATACCTATATCGCAGATCTCACTAAGAGAGTGGAAGATTTCGACATCGCCAAGGGTGGCAGCATAGCTGGCAGCATCACCAAAGGGTTGCCTGGTATAGGCAGTCCGACTTCAGGACCATTTGCTGAATTCAAAACCTTCAAGACCGGTCTTGAGGGTGACATCACAGCCTTCGACACTAACTATGGTGGCGACATGGCTGGCAGCATCACCAAAGGGCTGCCCGGTATAGGCAGTCCGACTTCAGGACCATTTGCTGGATTCAAAACCTTTAAGGCTGGACTTGAGGGTGACATCACAGCCTTCGACACTAACTATGGTGGCGACATGGCTGGCAGCATCACCGCAGGGCTGCCCGGTATAGGCAGTCCGACTTCGGGGCCATATGCTGGATTCAGAACCTTTAAGGCTGGACTTGAAGGTGACATCACAGCCTTCGAAGAAAATAATAAAGGCGTCATTGCTAAATCTGTCGAGGCAGGACTTGACGATTTGGCTACAAATGCAGAAACCATAAATACTGATGAAATCTACGGGGAAGAAGGCCTAGGTGGAGACATAAAGACTTCAATAGGCAGCGCCTTCACTGGAACCTTCACAGGTCTCAAAGGCTGGATTGGAAGAGGCGTTGACACTCTCACTCAAGGCGAGATGACTATAGGTGATAGAATCGGAGGAGCCATAACCACTGGTATGACAGCATATGCTGCTACTCAGACATTTGAACAACTTACAGGATGGGATATCCCCGGTAAGTTCCAAAAAATGGTTATCGCGTCGAGTGCTGTCTTCGGAGCGTTTGGCAGCGACATCTTCAATGAGGTTGCAGCAGCGTTTGGTAGCGACTCGGACAACAACTCCATTCTAGGTTCGATAAAAGGCGATCTCGGGCAAGCCGTAGCTGGAGCATTCATCGGCGCTGGCATTGGATCTATGTTTGGTCCCGGTGGTGTTATTGGTGGGGCAATTGCTGGGGCGATAGGTCAACTGGTTGGAGGCCCAATCGGTGGAGTCATCGGTGGATTGCTAGGTGGCCTTGGAGCTAGGGCCTTTAACGCTCCCGATGAAGAGCGAGGCCGACAGGTGCAAGCGCAGATTGGTGAGGTCGCGACGATCCAAGCTGCTGCCGGGGGCTTTACAGAATTATTCGGAGACAGCTTCTCAGAGTTCGGGAGAGAGCTTCCGGCGAATCTCATGAGGGAGATTGAAGCCACTCTTGTAGATCAAGCAAGAGTGGCTTATGGAATAAGTAAAGATTTTGCTCAGGACATCTTCGGGGATCTGGGTGTTCAGATTTCCAATGGAGTGTACAATGCCACGACAGAACTTTTAGATTCCAGAGAAGTGCAAGATGCCTTAGCTCTTGGGATGAGTCCTGAATTTCTGGCTCAACGATTAACTCATGACCAAAAATTGGCCCTCTTTAGTGGCACTCAATTACAAAAGGAACAGGCTGTCGAGGGATCTTCTCGTCAACAGATCATTGATCTGTTTACGAATTACATGGGGGCAGCGCCTCCACGAGCAAACACTGGTCGACCCACGCTCAATCCAGATCTTCCTGACGATGATACAGGAGGCGCTGCGCCTCCTGTGACAAGTTCATCAAGGCCGGCCCCAAGTGGTGGCCCCATGTCTTTGAGTAAGAGCGCCTTGATTGCGGCGATTCAATCTGGGAATTCTCTAAGCTTTTTGGAAGGCAAGGGAATTCCTCTCGGTAGTCCAGAATTCAACTTTGCTCGGAACTGGGCAATGAACGGGGACGCCGGTGCTGCAAACGATCTTGAACAGCGTGGATGGACTCTCTCTGCAAGGACCGGTATGCGCCGTGTACCGGGCGCTGACGGTCACGCTGTTCCTGCCATACTCCATGGAGGGGAGAGTGTCCTTACGGCCTCACAGACACGCGCTGGGGCCGGTGATGGGGGTTCTGCTGTAATCAACGTCAACTTCGTCCTGAACGGGCTTGGCGATCAGCAGTTCCTTGATATGATCAGGGGGGCCATGCCAGATATACAGAGATCCGTGGAAGATTCTCTACAGAAGAAAACTCGCCTTGGTCAATTCTCTATCGACGCTCGTGGCGTCAGAAGCGCGAATATCAACTGATGGCACTCGCTGACGACAAAGTAAGGTTCTTGGTCACAGGGGTTCTGGACGATGCCACGCACTATGCTTCTTCAGTGGTGTCAGGATTATTCTCTTCCCATGTGTCCGACGAGTTGATACGGAAGGTCTACAAGACCACAGGCAAAGAGAATGAGTGGGTCCATCTTCAGGTCGATGCCGTCACTGGCATAGATACTGTCTTCGTGGGCAATCATAACTTCACGAAGAATGCGACCGTTCTCTGGCAGGGGAATAGTACCAGCGACTTCTCTTCTGGTCCTGCTCTCTCAATCGCATTGGCCGTAGCCACTGATGGGATGGGCAATGTCATTGCGAGGACAGCCAACTTCTCTTCTGCCATCGCCATGCACGACCACTGGAGGCTCTACGTTGAAGACAGCACCAATGCATTAACCAATCTCCAGATTGGTCGGATCATGGCTGGTAGAGCCATTGAGCCTATGTATAACTCCAGAGATGGGTTCACTGAGCGTTACATCGATCCTTCGCGCACTCGTAGGACAGCAGGACGACAGGGCTACAAGAATGTTCGTCCTACCTACATGGAATACTCCTACTCAGTCGGTCATGCCAGCAGGGCACAGCAAGACGAGATGGTTGGCATCTACAATACGGTAGGCAAGCATACTGCCTTTGTATTCTCTCTCCAGCCTAAAGGTCGTCCTATCGACTCCACGATCTACGCTGAGTTTGAAAGTCCGAACCTTGGATTCGGGCAGACCATTCTTGAGAATGCCGACATCTCTGAATTGCTGATTCAGGAGAAGAATTAATGGCCTTTTCTGCAACAGGTGCCAGAGGTGAATACCACTACTTGGTGGAGTTCCATCTGGATAGCACCACGCTCTACTATGCAGACGAAGATCTGTCATTGCAGAATAGTAATACAACAGGCGTCTTCTACGAAGGACGGCTTCCTGAAGCCGGTGTGATCACGAGAGATTTGGGGAATTTTATGGAGCCAACTGAGACAGTCAGCGATTTCAATGTCGAGTTGGATAATCGTGACTCTGTGATCTCAGGGCACATTCAGGATCTCGCTTTCTCCAATCGGATTGTTCGGGTCTGGATCGGGGAGGGCAAATCGAAGTCGAATTATGCTGAGGTCTTCACTGGGTTTGTCACTCATCCCGGTGGCATCTCATGGGATGAAGACAGTGCGAATTTTCTGGTAGTTGACCAGCGAATCAAGCACAGGAAGTTGCTCCCTGCGAATAAGTTCAACTCCGACACCTATCCCAACATGGAAAACAAATCCAGAGGCACAGTGATCCCTCTTGTGTTTGGTGATTGGCGATCAACGGCATCAGGGAATCTGGCTGTTCCTGCTGCATGTATAGATCTTGAATCGCCCAATAAGCGATTCAAGATTGCCGATCATGGACTCAAGAGCATAGAGCGTGTTCTGCGAAACGCAGAAGATCACACTGCCAGTATGGTGAATATCAGCTTGGCTCTTGGAGAGTTTGAGTTCGTGACGGGCTTTGAGTATTCAGCCACAGGCGACCTGATCGCCGTGAACTGCGAAGGCATACAGACTGCCAACGGCACATTGATCGAGCGTCCAACAGACGTTCTGCGAAGCGTCCTGACGACTCATATGGGCCTTACTGGCAATGACTTGGATGTCACTGGATTTGCAGAGTTCAACACCGATGTCGGCAATGAGGACTGTAGACGTTTCATGGACTCACAACAGAGTTCAGAGGTCTTGATTGCTGAGTTGATGAATGAAGCTGGCGCAGACATGCGCTTCGTCAATGGCAAGTATAGTCCCAAATATCGGTCGATTGATTTGATCGAAGGCAGAGATGGCTTCAGAGATACAGACATCATCCTGCAAGACACTCGCACTGAGAAGGCAGCATATTCAGTGCAGAAAGATCCAGATCGATACTACACCAATCAGATCGTATCTGCTTACCAGTATGATCCCATCGAAGCCAAGCACAATGAGGCTTACACGTCCAATCTGTCTTCGGCACAAGAAGAGGCGTCGGCTGTAATCCAGCGTACGTTCGACTTCAATTGGTACTATGTGAATTCACAGGTTGAATCTCGTGTGGATCGTGAGTTGACGATCTTCTCCAGTGAGCCGAGCCGTATTCAGGTGCAGTTAAGCAGCCGTGCCCTATTGGCGAATCTGGCCGATCAGATCGATTTTACATATGATGTGTTCTCAAGTCGCGTATTGCAGATTCGTAAGGTGCAAACAGAACTTGCTTCGATGGTCACAACCATTGATGGATTTGATGTGCTTCTTTCTGGAACAGGGAGATACAGTTCTGAGACAGCGAAGGGCTGGAATAATCCAGCGATTTCCCTGATGGAGAAAGAAGCCCAAGGTTTCTGGACTGAAGATACAGGATTCATCTCGGCCAGCGATGGTGACTCTGACGGTCAGAGCAGGTGGTTCTGATGGAATGGAAGACAGCATTTATTGTTGCCACAGATAGTAATGGGAACGTATATGTAGACAACAAGAAATCTCATTTTAATGGTCAGATCGATCACGAGACATCTCTGGACGAAGCCGTCGAGATGCTATCCACAGCACTGAAGGAGTTTCAACAGGATGTCCGAAAACGAGACCGGCGAAGCCCAGAGTCAACCAGAAGCAGACTCCCAAGGTTCATTGAAACAGTTCAAGGGCAAAAAGGACCGAGCCAAAGAGAGGGTCTGGAAGACAGCCTTTATCATCTGTCAGGATGAAGAGGGCCATGTGGTCGTGGATAATTCTACAGGCCATTTTGAGGACCAGATCATAAGACCAGCTACCATTGACGACGCGATCTACATGCTACAAACGTCACTCAACGAGTTCAAAGAAGACAAGGCGATGGCGAGGTTGCAAACAGCAATAAAGGGAGCTATGACAGATGGCATTCAGTGAAATATTCAATGACGATCTGTCTGTAACAGTCGGCAATCCAACGAAGGCTTCCGAGTACAACAACGTCGCCAACAACACCGACGCCGTGAAGGAGAGACTTGTTGTTGGTCACTGGATGAACAACACTGGCGTGACGAATGAAGACGGATTTCACAAAGGCGATTACGACGATCCTCTTTGGTTGTTTGCGAAAGATACTGGCAATGTGACAACCAAGTATGGTGGCTTGTTTCTTTCCGTGGACGGCGATGATTATTCGTTAAGAGCTATTTTTGGTAGTGCTACTGCTGCTGGGGGAAGTCCAACGGCAGGAGTAGCCATCGGAGCAGGGCTTTCAATCACCGGAGCTAAACTTAACGCTACTGGCCTCGCCAGTTTGACAGGACTGTAAATCATGGCACTACCTACTGAATTTGAGCGAGCCAAGCACGGCATCATCACGCCGGGACTGATAACTCACGTCCGTCGATTCGATGTCAAGTGGCCGACGCATGTTATCCAAGGCACCGACGAGAACGCGCAGAAGGTCATCATCGTGGATCTGGATGACCCCGGCACGAT